CCCTTTCGGGGCCCCTCTATCAACGGCTTCTTTAGCTGGTTAATTACCATGCTCTGGGAGTTTAGGTAGGGTAAGGCTTTGAAATGCTTCTCTTGAAACTTGTCGGCACCAGGGTTGCACCCTGACTGTCACATTTGTCATCACTTTATTAGGAGTTCTGATGGAGGTCTATAGTAAAAAGACGAAGAAGTATGCTATCCAAAGCCTTGAGAGTACTCGTGACTCTTATGGCGTAGATGGCGTCTCTCATCTCGTTTACCCAAAGTATTCTTCCAGCACTTTTGCTGGTGAGTGTACCGCGGATGGTTTTGAAAATCCTTCTTGGAAAACGCAAGTACGTCTTGGCCTCAATGCTACCACCTATTTTTCTGGTGTTAACATTGATTTGGACACTGAAGTATTTGCGTCTCTGCTGAGGGATTGGACGACCATAGACCCGTATGGAAATCTCTTTATCCATGCACGTGAGGAAACTTGGGGCCTTTGGGGCCACAATTACCTTAAAACGTTTCCATCTCCTAACTCAAATGATGTGACCGAAGTCAATAACAACGCGATTCGAAAGTTTCTTTCGAAAGCCAAGGCCGCTCAATCCTCTTTCGAGGCTGGGCAAGACTTTGGCGAGTACAAGGAAACGATTGAGTCTATCCATAAGCCATTCAACTCGTTAAAGACTGGGATACTGGCCTACTTAGAAACCTTAAAGAAAAGGTCTCATAAGTTTAGGTTGGCTCCCAAGGGTCTTCACAAGATGATAGCGGACACTTACCTTGAATACCATTTTGGCTGGGCCCCTCTCGCTGAAGACATTGGTGATGCGATCAGTAAACTCGGTTCACACCGATTTCCTGAGAGCGTCATACAAGGTCAAGGCGGGAAGGACTTTGCCGGTTACGTAGTTACGAATTCATTTTCGGCTATCTACGTCTCTGGTATTTGTCAGTATGATATGAAATCGACTTCTTCGTATCAAATTCGACTAAAAGGTGCAGTGAGAACAAGGTCAGATATCTCAGGGAAGGTGGGCTTAGCCCAAGATCTCCAGCTTACGCCGGAGAATTGGTTGCCTACCGCCTGGGATCTCTTGCCTTTTTCATGGATGGCAGACTACTTCACCAATGTTGGTGATATTCTGCAAGGAGCCTCTTTCATGAGCTCGGACCTGATCTGGGGGTGTAAGACGGTGAGAAACCAAACCGTTGAGGACTACGGTCCTTTTCGATTGGTTCCCCTCGCTCAGTCCCATCCCGATGGTTGGTCATCCGTGTTTTCTGATGTGGCTTCCGGTGGTAGCACTCGGACTACTGGCCATACAGTAATTAGGACCCCAATTGATGCAAGTGATCTTATTCCGACGTTCCGATTTCGGATTCCGACGAAAACTTCACAATACCTCAATATGGGAGCTTTGTTACTGCAGCGTGCCATACCCGTGTCCTCTCTGCTGGTCAAGATTCTTAAGAAGGTACTCTAGTAATAGACCCTTCGCGAGATGAGCCCAGCTTCATGTAGACAACTGGAGACTTAAATGTCTTTTACTCTCTCTTCACCCGTTACGGGTGGTGCCCAAACTGGTTTTACGTCTCCGACGTATACCATAGCGACTGATACTGCTCCCAGTAATTCTGGGAAACAGTATGCTGTATCCGCCATTGGCGGTACACAGGCTGCAGTGGACTCTTCGTCCTCGCCCAGTCGCCCTTTCACAATTACATTGTCCCGACCTCCTGTCCTTCGACAGTTGCCGGGTGTCAATGCTGTGACTGGCCTGCTCCCTTCGGTCCCAAGAAATACGTACAAGATTATTGCACGTAAAGGTGTCACTCCTCTATCCGGCCAGGCTGCTGTTGTCGCAAATGCGACATGCACTCTGGATATTCCGGCAGGGGCGGATGTCGCCGATGCTGCAAATGTCCGTGCGTTGCTGTCCCTTTTGATCGGAGGTCTTAATCAGATCTCTGCTTCGATTGGGGATACCTGCGTTACCGGTGTGATCTAGTTTCTCTAATGAGGAACTTTGGTCATGCGGTACGCGGGTGTCTTTATAGCACTCTTTCTCGCAGTCATGAATATGAAGCTCTCACGATTAGCCTTATCAGCTATAGTGTCTGCTTTACTTACATGGGCTGTGAGCACGTTATAATGGCAACATTGTAACAAGTGGATCGATTTTTGGGAGAACAATATGGGTATTCACCCTATCGCTCTTTTGAACGCCGTTACGGCGGATGTCGAGGAATATCTGGGGATTAATTCTCCTTTTCATTCTGAGATGAGTTATAAGCAGTTTGCTTCAAACGCCCTTGTGTCTAACGTTGTCCGTAAATGGATTCCGAAAGATGCTAAGGCGGCCGATCAAGCTGCTGTTGACTCCTTTATGCTTGCTAATCGCAAGTGTATGGAATGGCGGCCTACTGAGAACTGTTGGAAAGATATGTATCTTTACGGCGAAATCCGTAAGGAAATTGATAATTTCCTCCATCCTCTTGGTGAGCCGATGGTTGGGTCTGTTTATGACCTTCTCGGTCATGGTAGACCTGGACCTGGTGTTAATGTTGGCTCGACTGGTACTTCCTTTTATCAGAAGTACTTCGCGTCACCTTTAACCGTCACATCCTCCTTCTTGTATGAGAAATACGAGAGCTACACTGAATGGTTCACATTCTTTTCCGATGCGGAACGCCAACGCTACGAGAAGTTTGGTCCTCCTAATGTAGTTAGCGGAAGTAAATGTAGTCTCGTTCCTAAGACAAATGCAACGAGCCGTATGATTTGTATCGAACCTTCGCTGAATATGTTTTATCAGCTTGGTTTGGCTACTCACATGGAGAAGCGTCTAAGATCGTACTTCGGTATTGATCTAACAACGCAGCCCAGTGTGAATCATCGGCTGGCTCACAAAGGATCTATCGATGGTACTTTCTGTACTATAGATTTATCCTCTGCTTCTGATTCCATTTCATTGTCCTTGTGCGAGAAAATTCTTCCTAGGTGGTTCTTTGAACTACTTTTGGAATTACGATCCCGTACGACTTTGATAGATGGTAAGCAGGTGCCACTTTTCATGGTATCTACGATGGGAAACGGTTTTACGTTTCCTTTGCAGACCATGATATTCGCTGCAATCTCAAGGGCTTGTGCCACCCTTTTTGGGCGCACAAAAGAAAGTAAGACCTTCTCGGTGTTTGGGGATGATATCATTGTTCATAGAGAAATCTTTGAACAGGTGAAATACACCCTTGAGCTCCTCGGTTTTACCTTAAATCCCTTGAAGACCTTCTCTGAAGGTCAGTTCCGTGAGTCGTGTGGAGCAGATTGGTTTTCTGGCCAGCCTGTCCGTCCAGTCTTCATAAAGAAGTTGGACTTGCCTTACGACTACATGGTCGCCGTGAACCAGTTAAACGAATGGTCTGCGTATACCGGGATCCCTCTGAGGGAGTCCGTGCGGCTGCTTATGAATCATCTTGAGTACAAGTTCACAAACTATGTACCCTTTGATTCTAATAGCGATGCAGGTATACGCGTTCCATCTGTTCTCTTAGAATGCGCTAAGTATGATAGCAATCTATCCTTTGTCTATAAGACTTGGGATCGAAAGCCTAGTACTCTTCGTATCTTTGAGGGGAGCGTCCGTGCTCCTGATGGGTTCAGGGGGTCGATCTTCTACAATCCTTCCGGGTTGTATATGTCTGCCCTCTTTGGCGAGTTAAGGAACCTCAGCATATCGGTCAGGCATGACCGTCCTATGTTGAAGATGAGACGTAGATGTACCCCTAACTGGGATCATCTACCCTCGGATAGCAAGACCAACGGGTTCAAGCTATCCTGGCGGCAGTGGG